TTCAGAAGGATAGTTTAGATGGATCGCAACCTATAGTTGGTGGCGGTTACTTCGGCTACTCCGTTGACTTTGATGGTACTATTCGTAATGATCATGAACTAATCACTCGTTATAGAGAGATGGTTCTTAATCCAGAATGCGATAGTGCAGTAGATGATGTAGTGAATGAGACTATATGTGGGAACTTTGATGACGTTCCTATATCAATAGACTTACATAATTTAAAACAATCAGAAAAAATTAAGAAGTTAATTCGTAAAGAATTTGATGAGATACTTCGTCTTCTTGATTTTGATAACAGAGCTTATGAGATCTTCCGTCGATGGTATGTTGATGGGAGATTGTTTTTTCATAAGGTAATAGATCCTAAAAAACCAAGACAGGGTTTAGTAGAACTAAGATACGTTGATCCTAGAAAGATCCGTAAGGTGACTGAATATGAGGCAAAGAGACCTGAAGCATTAAGAACTCAAGATCTCAATCAGCAACTTACACAACAGAGTGCATCTTACTTCTTATACAATCCAAAAGGTTTAAAGAATTCAACCAATCAGGGTATGAAAATTGCACCTGATTCAATTGCTTATTGTCATTCTGGTATACAGGATCTCAATAAAAACATGGTGTTATCACACCTACACAAAGCAATTAAGGCAGTCAATCAGTTAAGAATGATTGAAGATAGTCTAGTTATATACAGATTATCAAGAGCACCAGAAAGACGTATATTTTATATTGACGTTGGTAACTTACCTAAGAACAAAGCGGAGCAATATCTCCGTGAGGTTATGGGTAGATACCGTAACAAATTGGTTTATGATGCAAACACAGGAGAAATCAAGGATGACAAAAAATTCATGTCAATGCTCGAAGACTTCTGGCTACCCAGACGAGAGGGAGGACGAGGTACTGAGATCTCTACGTTGCCAGGTGGACAGAATCTTGGAGAACTTGAGGATGTCAAGTACTTCCAAAAGAAACTTTACAAAGCACTCAACGTTCCAAGCTCAAGGTTAGAAACAGAAACTACCTTTAACATTGGTCGTGCTGCTGAAATCACTAGAGATGAAGTAAAGTTCCAGAAGTTTATCGCACGTTTGCGTAAAAGATTCTCTGAATTATTCGTAGATCTTTTAAAAACGCAACTCATTCTTAAGGGCATATGCTCTATTGAAGAATGGGAAGAGATGAAGGAGCACATTCAGTTTGATTACATTGCAGATAACTATTTCACAGAACTCAAAGAGATAGAAATCCGCAACGAAAGGATGAATGAAGTTGCACAAATGGATCCTTACGTAGGTAAATACTTCTCAGCGAACTATATACGTACGAAGGTTCTTAAACAAACTGAGTCAGAGATCAAAGAAATCGACAAAGAAATTAAACAAGAAATCGCTGACGGAGTTATCATGGATCCACAGGCAATGCAAGCCATGGAAATGGGTATTGGTGAGGAAGAACCTGTACCTGAAGGTGGTGAAGAACCGCAAACTGACCCTAGTTCTGCAGTTAGTCCCGCAGATCAAAAGAGGGGAGAACTCTAATTCTATAAATACATAATGGAGGACATTAATTATGCCTACTGACGTAGCAAATCAAATAGTAAATCACATTTTTGGTGATGAAAAAGCAAAGGCAGTTGATGCAGTAAACGATGCATTATCCGCTTCTGCCTATGATGCGATTCAAGCAAAGAAACTTGAGTTCGCACAACAATGGGGTTTTAATCCTGATGACACAGGACAAGCCGTTGCTGATGAACTTGCTGATAAAGCAACTGATACAGGCGATGTCACCGATGTGGATTATGAAGGTCGCAAACCAGAAGATCCAGATCCAAACGAACCAGTAGAACAACCTACTGCATCCGCAGAAGAACCAACCGAGGAACCAGAAGATGAGACTGATAGCTGAAGAACTTACAGAAGTTAAATTTTTAACAGAAGAAAAGGAAGGTAAAAAGAATTACTTTATAGAAGGTATATTCTTGCAGTCTGAAATTGCAAACAAGAATGGACGTATGTATCCTTTCAAAACTTTGCAAAGAGAGGTTGCTAAGTATCATGAGAACTTTATCCGTCAGGGTAGAGCACTCGGAGAACTTGGTCATCCAGAAGGTCCTTCAATAAATCTTGATAGGGTATCACATAAGATT